AGATCGCTGTAATAGCACCGGCATATTGACCGGCTTCAAGAATTAACATTTAAGAATCTTCTCTCCAAGGTAAAGAGATTAACCAAATCGCTAATCCACCTAGAATTAAATAACCTGTGACAATTTTAGCAGAACCCTCTAAAGTGAAAAATGCGATTAATAATCCAACATAAGTCCAAGTGTCTGAAGCAAAAGCCAGTAAATATTTTTTAACCCAGTTCATTTATTTAAGTCTCCTATTACTAATTCCTACGCTAGCCATTTGCGCTATTTGTGTTAATACGATTGCGCTAACAACAACCGATTGCGCTTCTTCTCTTTCTTCTTCCGTCATGTCGGAACCAACATTTAAAACTGCTTCAGCACTAGCAAATATTAATTCAGCGCCAGGAATATCAACTAGCGCAGTTGGTAACTCTAATTGTATAGTGTTTTCTTCTATATATTCAGCATTTATTTGTTCTTGTAATTCTTCTATACTTAGTGGAACTTCTTCGATTGGTGTTTCTAATGTTTCTTCTACAACTATTTGTTCTTCTATTTCTTGCTCTATCGTTACTATCTCTTGGGGGGTTATGTCTGGTAGTGGCGTTGGAGTTTCCGAAATTAAAATCGGTTCGCTTTCTGAGTTATCTGTGTTTTGGTTTATCTCTGGTTGTAATGTTGGTTCTATCGTCGGAGTTGGTGTAGGCAATTCAGGTTCTAAAGTTGGACTTGGTGAAATAGTAGGTTCTAAACTTGGAGTCGGTTCGATTGACGGCGTAGGTGTAGGGGTAATAGTTGTTACGCCGTTCCAAGTTAAAAGATAAGATCCGGTTACAGGATTGTTGCAACAAACAAAAGCGTAAGAAGTTGCGCGAATATAATATTGCCCTGCTTCGATAACTCGATTAATTTTAGATGCTAACACGTTGCTAGCACTATGGTTTGAATCATCATCAGCAAATAACACGTTATAAGTTGAATCTAATAAATAAACCCAAGAATCAATAAACGATGGGTTAGTCTGAGGAGTTCCCGAAATAGTTTCTATATGAATAGTTGTTTGCTCTTCGGTTACAACCGGCACATCAACATAGGTTTGTTCAGGAGTTAAATTTATTTCTTGCTCGTCAGCAAAAGCAGGTGAAATAACAAATCCAATGAGGATAAAAATTAAAAGTAAGCGCAGGTTATTGCGCCTATTCATTTATGCTTCTAGGATCGCTTTCGGATCTAAATCTTGTCCGGCACTCCAACGAATATTATTTCTATTCTCGAAATGTAAGTGTGGACCACTTGAATTACCGGTATTACCGGATTCGCCTATATGCTGACCCTTTGTAACTTTATCTCCGGCTTTAACTAATGATTTCGACAAGTGTGCATAAATAACCCAAGATTTTTTATCGTTTTGTACAACTTCTTGAACAATTTGTACGCCGTAGGATTTGCCCCAGTTGGCGTTAGCGATAACACCATCAGCGACAGCAATAATGTTAGTTCCAACAGGAACAGCAAAATCAATTCCTGTATGGTAACCCTTAGACCACATTTTTCCTTTTTTCTTATAAGGAGTTGTAATCTTTCCATCTTGAATCGGTAATCCCATTTATTTTGATTCTTCTTTCTTATTAGCCTTTTTAAATATTGCATCGACTTCTTCTTGGGTAAGTTTTCCGTCATCTAAAAATGCTTTAGCAAGATCAGTAATAATGCGAGAAACTGCTAACGCTCCAGCAATTACAGCAGAATTAACAGGTTCTACACCTATAAAAGAACCAGCACCAATAGCCGGTAAGGCTGTAACTAAAAATAGTGCAACGGAACGGAAAACAACATCTTTCATAATTTTAATATTCATTTATAAACCTTTCGTTAATCTAATTCTACAGTAGGAATCGTTAAAGAATTTATAACTTTTTTTGCTACAGGCGAAGCCAATTCTGCATAAATCGCTGTAGTAGCCGGTGAAGCGTGACGCATAAGTTTAGAAACGGCTAAAATATCCCCACCGGAAACCGAATAAGCGTTAGTTGCAAAATAATGTCTGCCTGAGTGAAGTTTTTTATTTATCCCTAATCGTCTAAGTTCTTTACATGCGGCAACTGACAAAGAGTGAGGTTTCATAGTTGGCCATAATCTTGCAAAAGTTTTATACGATTTGATCATTTCTACAACGATCGGATGCGCCGGTAAAGCAAGATCAGTTCCACCTTTACCTGCTGGAATTCGTAACATATAACCATCTTGTTGCTCTTCAAGATCAGCGCCGGCACATAACGAAATCTCTGCAGCCCTTAAACCGGCAAAGCACGACAAAATAAACCAATGCTTCTGAGGCTCTTTCGCTTCTTTCATAATTAAAGCGACTTCATTATGCGTAAAAGGTCTAGGGCTTGATTTAGGTTTTCTTAATTTAGGAAGTTTCTCTGCAGGTGATTCTATTTCCGGAATAAGTTTTAAATAAATAAGATGCCTGTAGATCATTTTGTAACGATTAATGTTTGCTTTTCTAGTTGATTGAGACGGCGAAAGCATAACGGCGTTCTCTAAATCTGCCGTTGTAGCAAATTGAGGATGAGAGAACTTATTTAAACGATTAATCAGATGCTTATCAGTTAGCCAAAGTTGTCTTTTGTGACCTAAAACAACAAAACGTTTCTGATAAGCATCTAAAATTTCTTCAATCGTGAACCAAGGTTTTTCTTCTATTTGTTCGATTTTGTTTTTAGTTTCTTTTCGAGTGACTTAATTTCTTTCTTTAATTTCTTTATATGATCTTTTATTTTTTTCATAGTTGAAAGATCCGGTGCTGGTGCAGGAACTTCTTTTACAAGAACTTGAGTTCCTCCCGAAACAACTCTTTCTACAACTCTTTCAGTAATAATTGGTTCGGCTGTAACTGTAACTGTAGGTGTAGGTGTAGGAGCAGGAGTGTAAGTTCCGGCTAACCATCTAGTCCAATCATCTCCTCCGGCCATCTGAAGATTCCAAGCCTGTTGAGTCCAACAAGTTGTAATATAACCTCCACCCATAACGCCCTCACCTGTTTTTATAGGATATTGTGCCGGACAAGTTATATCTGTATTTTCACGATAACTTCCAGGAAAAGGTTCAGTAAAAGCGATCACTGGTGAAGTTATTAATGAAAATGTTATTGCTAATGTAGTTATCTTGAAACGCATATTTTTCTCCTGCGCTATTTGGGCGCAAGAACTTAATTAATTATAATGTAATTTAGTTTAATTATTTGTATACACAATGTATATACATTTAAAGAATTGAGTTAATCTCTTCTTCTGTTAATCCGGCGATCTCAGCAAGTTTTTGTATTGCATTAGCACGCGCAGTTTGTTTTGCTAACTGCTCGGCTTCGAGTAGTAATTGATTATCTCTAATTGTTTTTCTATCTGCTTCAAATGTTTCAAGTTCAACACCTGTAAGTTCAATGCGTTCATCACCATTTTGTATAAATACTTTGTCGTTATTTTTTGCCATTATTTATTCACTCCATATACAGAAACTCGACCAGTCATAGTACCTGTTGATGTAATTAAACTAAATCCATCAAATAATGTAGTTGCCTTAAAACTATACGCACTTGTTGAGTAAACAATGCTAGACGCACTATCATAATTAGCACTTATACTTTCAATAGCAGTTTTATTTAATGCAAGAGCAGGATTAGCAATAATAATTTGATAAAAATGCCTATTGTTTAATGCGCCACCATTTAACACCCAAGAAGTTTGTCCTGTGCTACGACCACCTGAAAGACCTGTGCCGTTTGCAGCAAAAAATTGTCTATCATAATTTGCTGTTGAATTATCTGAACCAGAAACCCTAAAACGAAATGTAAAATCGGCTGTTGTTGATGGGATAGCATCTATTAAAATTTGGTAATCATCATAAGTTGTGTTAAAAACATTATTTATTGATTGACTTGCTACTGCACTAAAACTAGTTGTATTAATTAAAGTCATGCCTTGACTTGTTGCGGCAGGTGGATACACATCTTGAAAAGATGATCCTGTATAAACTTGTAACTTATCTACATCTGTTAAATATGTAAGCATGCCCTCTTCGAAATTTGCTGTGCCTATTGCTGAAGATCTTGCGGCAGTACCACCAAAAACCATAACGGCTTGATCTTGCAAATAATTCTGAACATCGCTGGCCGTTAAAACCGAACCTGCTGTAAAGGTTTTAAATCCTGAACCCACGAATAACTCCTTAAAAACCTAATTGGCTAGAATCAAGTACTCCGAAAATGCTATCATCTAGAACGAAATTTGCATAATCTAAAGTGCTTAATCCTATTGTAACCCTATGCGAGATAGAATTTGTTCGATGCTGAATTCCGGTTATTTGCGCATATTTATCTATAGCCGAACCGATCGCATTAGGGGTAAATTTAACTCTAACAATATCGGTTAATTCAAGGGATAAAACCTCATTTTGTTGCGCTGTTGAAAGATTTGCTAGTTCAATTTCTAGTGCCTCGAACCTATATTCTGGTTCTGAATATCTTGATAATAGATAATCTGCAAGATCTTGTGCATCGTCATCTGAATTTAATAGAAGATTTTGTTCTAACGTGGAAATGCCGTATTGGTTTTGTGAATCAGTATCGTTTGCTGTTTTAGGGGTCAGGTTAGGCGAAGTTATAGTAATTCTGTTATACAACTGTTCTGATCCGTAAATAACTTGTAAGGTATTAAAAGAGATTCCTGTTCCGTCATCGGCAAAAGTTTTTACAGCCGTAGAGGAAATATCTTGTGTTCTTTGTTGAAAGTTGAAATAACCATCTTTACCGATAAAAATAAACCCAGGTTCAGAAAGGGCAACAGTTTGTAAATAATCTAAGACGTTAGTTCCTAAATCAACAACATCATTTTGTAAAGTTGTTAATCCGGTTTCAACTGTTCTAAGCGTTTCCGGCCAATCGACTTCTGATCTATCTAAAACAGCATTAACTCTAGCGCCAGTTAATTGTGAAGTTGCTGTATGTGCTGACAGCGCTTGAGTTGCTAGAAGAGTAAAACCATCCGAAGCGATCGCTGTTGCCGTATTGTCGCCGGTTGGTGTGTAATCTAAATTCCAATCGTCTATTACCCCGAAAAAAACTTCTTCGTTATTAGATTTAACTCTTATCTCTCTATGCGGAATTATTTGTCCGGCAAAAGGGCTTGAGGAATAAAGAGGATCAAAAGTTCTTGCGCGATTATCTAAAAGAACATCGAGTTGTCCTGCGTTAAATCGGTCAAGTTCTCGACTTCTTCCACGCGCTACTTGAACTCCTAACAAAAATTCTGAAATATCGTAAAAAAGAGTTCCACCTAAAGTAAAATCTGTGTTATCTAAAACACCTTGCACAGAATCGTCTAAAGTAAAAAATGGTCCACCTTGAGAAGATAAATCGAAACCAATTTCTACAGTTGTATTTGGTACAGACATTTACGCGCTCGCAAAAACTGGTCCGGAAGTTCTTTCGAATTTCTTAATTGCGTCTACAATTTCTCTTCCGACTTGAGCACCATTAGTTCCTATTCCGGCATTAACAGTTATGTTGTAAGTTGTTCCCATTTTTACTGAATTAGTTCCTGATAAAGGAATAACTGCTTCTGGTCCGGCTTCCCCGATAAGAGCGTTAGTTGGTCCCATAACAATTCCTCCGTCAGCAAGACGAATTTTTCCCATCGCTGCGGCCATCGCTGTGTAATGTCTACTTGCAGGAGTTGATCCAGCGCCTCCGGCTGCTTTAACAATTTTTTCTGTACGAGTTAATTCTGTAGGAGTTGGTTCTTTTATAGTCTGTAAAGGTTTTGGTTCTTGAACTAATGTGTTTGTAACCGGAGGAACAATAGTTACTGACCCTAAAGATGAAGCAAGTGCAGCGATTTCTGCTGCAGCATTAACAATACTTTCTTTAATTCCGTCTACAAGTGCTTGACCTTGAGCAACTCCGGCAGACTTAAATGCTTCTGCACCTTTTTGTCCGACGATACTTGCAACATTATCAACTGAAGCAACTAAGGTATTCACTTTTTGTACAACTGTTGAACCACCGGCAATAATCTGATCAGCAATCGCAGTTCCGGTTTCTGCACCTGCTTCTAGAACTTCCCTTAATGCTCTTTCTGATAAACCAAGTTCTAAAAGTTTTCCAACTTTTTCTGAAAACTTAATTGCCGTATTCGCTTGCGCTTCTAAACCTGTTACAAAGTCTTGATCTTCAATAGCAGAAGCAAAATCTATAGTTCCAGTAATAGATCCGGAAATAGCATCTCTAAATTCGTTAAAGGCTTCTTTAGCGCTTTGAAGTTGATCTTCAGCAGATGAGAAAGCAGAACCTAATTCATCCTTAACAACTCCGGAAAGATCGGAAAACCTATCTGCTGTTTGTTCTGTTACTGATCTTATTCCGTTAAATTCTTTTCGCATATCATCAACAGCGACTTTGGCGGCATCTAGAGATCCCTGTATTGTTTTAGGGCTAGTTCCTGCAACAAAAGAAGCAAAGTCTTGTGAAGTTTTTTTAATACGTTCTTGTGCTCTTTGTAAATCTTGTAATGCTTTTTCTTTTTCTTTTGCCGCTTTTTCTGCAGCCTTTAATGCTTCGGCTTCTTCTTTTTCTACATCTATAACTTCTTCAGTAGAGTTTGTTAGATAACCTAAAGATTTTGCTAATGCTGTATATCGATCTCCAGCAAGTTGAGCGACAAGGGCATTATTTTCGTTAGAAGTTTTTAATTCATCGCCTTTATCTGCAACTGAACCAAACAAATCACCTATTGCAGGAATCGCGGCACCTAAAGGTCCAAGGATACTGAAAACAATTTGTTGCCCAGTTTTTTCTATTGCCTTGGTAAATCGATTTGTTCCATCAATCGATAAATCAATTTCTCCAATGTAATATCCAAGACCAACAATAAAATCACCTAATCGATCACCCATATTTGTAATCGAATCAGCAACTCCACCTACTCCATCCATTTTATTTGCAGCAAGTTGTAAAGCAAGAATTAAGTCATAACCTATTGCCTCTTGTGCTTCTCCTACGCGTTCGGTTAGGATAGAAATCTTTCCAGCCATAGTTCCGGCTGCTGCTGCAGATGCTCCTTGAAATTTATCTTCTAAACTTGTTAATGCAGCATCTAAATCTTTATTTTTAATTATTGTTTTATCTAAAGGAACACCAAGACGAGTTAATGCAGTAAAATTTCCGATCGCGGCTTTGCTCATCGCCATTGTTAC